CCGTCTCGTCTATTGTTCTGTGACCAAAAAAACAGCATATGCTCATTTTTAATTTCACTCCAAGTAAATGATTTATTATTTATTATACATAATCATTTACATAAAGTAAATAAACATTTACTTTGAACAAATTATAAAGTGCATTGTTTCCTTGTAAACTATTGATATAAGGAGGCAAAATTATGAAAACGGAATTTGCTGAGAAATATATAACTTTAGGTTTGAAAATCGCCTATTACAGAAAAAAGGCTGGTTACACACAAGAATATTTTGCAGAGCTTATTGACAAAAGCGTAAACTTTGTAGGTCAGGTTGAAGGTACCGGTACAGTTCGCGGTGTTTTTCTTGAAACTTTGTTTAAGATTGCACAGGTTTTAAACATTTCGCCCTCTAAACTTTTGGAGGAAGATTAATGTATCAAAGGTAATTGTGTCTATTTAACTGCTTAAATTAGAATTAAAAAGAAAAAATCAAGAATAATACCAATGCAAAATCCAATAGAAAAAACAAAAAACCCACAACCTCGGTTGTGGGTTTTCGCATAAGCAAAATAAATCAGCGCTTGCTGAACTGAAAACCCTTTATTTATGCGGTTTGTTTAATTGTTTGTGTAACATTTGTGTAAGTTTTATAACAGCATATAGAGCCTTAATTTGAGACTTTGAGGCTTTATAAATAAAAAAGAGGGACAAGGTTGTTACACCCTGTCCCTTTTAATTATGCGTTATTTTCGCTCTATTCGGTTTTTTTGTTTTGCCTTGCTCGTTTGTTGTCTTGCTGAAATAAACCGCTCACGGCTTAATTCTGCGAAGATTACACGATTATAGCATCATATCCGTCTGCTTTGAGTTTTCTCTGCATTGCTTCGGCATTTGCTTTGACTGAATAAGCACCTACCTGAACTCGATAAATCTTGCCACCGACATTGGTGTCGGTCGCAACAGGCTTTTCCTCAACATAGGCAATGCCGAGTGTTTTCAGGATGCCTTTAGCAATAGCAACACCCATTGCCTTCTGCTCTGCTGGTGTATCAATGATAGCAATATCTTTGCTATCTAAAAAGGCACACTCTACAAGGCATACTGGTGCGTTGGTGAGCCTAATCCAGCCGAAGTAATCTCTACCGCTTGAGTTTTTCTTGGTTTTAAGACCTCGGCTGTTCTGCCCAATGGCAACAATTTCATTCAGGATGTTTTGTGCGAGGGTTTTGCCTTTTCCACCTGTTATGGTGTGGAATATTTCTGCTCCGTCACCACCGCCAGCATTGTTGTGGATTTCAACTGCGTAGTCAGGCTTGAATGCGTTGCACTCGTTAATTCTTGCGGTCAGCTTCTCGCTGACATCTTCACTACGGCTCATTGCAGTGATTACTCCGTGTCTTGTCAGCACCTCATTACAGGCAAGTGCAATGGCGAGGTTTAAATCTTTTTCTTTAAACCCATTAGCAACTGCTCCGCTATCTGCACCACCGTGACCTACACTTATAAATACCTTTTTTGCCATATTTATCACTCCTTTATTGCTTGTGTGCCAAAGTAAAAGCCAATGATTATTAAGTAAATGTCTTTAATATCAAATTGTCCTTTTAATGCAAGCACAACCACTACAATGGTTAGTAAAATTGTTACAATGGATTTTACAGTAAGCAGTTTGTTTAATCTTTCTTTCATATTTTCACCCTCTTTAAGTTTCTACTTCCCAAGACATAACTTCCTTATGTATCTTGTCAATAAAGCTGTTGCCCTTGAGAGCCTTATAAGCCTTGTGTAGCATTATGAAGTTCTCAAATTCGTATTGCCTTATTTTTTTATCATCCTTGTTATGATAGTATGTGCGGAGCATCTCGCTACGGAGCAAGCATTTAATTCCTTGTATAACAAGGAACACCGCAACAAAAACAGGAGACATCATTGCAAGTTCCGTTCCAATGAGTTTTAAAAACTCAAGTGTTTCTGCATTAAGCACTGGTCTCACCCCTCTCGGTTTTCTCAAGAAAGTTTTTCAATCGGCTCATTGATGGTAATAACAGATTCATCGTTAATGCCTCCGCATTGAATACGGATATATTTGCTACCTTTAGCATTTGCAGTAAATTGTATCAAATTGCCCTCACCATCTCTTACAGCATCGTTGTCGGTATCAAGTACACTGCCGTTGCTAAATCTTTCGTATGCGCCAGTTGTTTCAGGAAAGAACAACACCACACTATCATTACCTGTGCCAGTTGGCATAGTAATGTCTTTTAATCTAACAATATCACCATATGCAAAAGGAATGTAACCTGTAAGATGTATGCCATTTTCATTTGTTTCCGAGTGTGAAGTTCTGCTCCACCTTGTATTCTCTTTCCAACCCTTGCCGTTATATACACTTGTTCCGTCCGTATCTAATGCCAAATGCAATACATTGGTTATTGGATAGTTAATTGGAATTTCTCTGCTTTTACCTCTACCAATACAAACAACATAAATCTTGTGTTTGTCATAATCCGCAATAATGCCATTGACGGAAGCCTCGTCGGTTGTCCCTTCTGTATAACTCGAACCAACCCTTACTCGCTTACTGTCTGTTTCTACTAAAATAATAGGTATTCCATTTGTAGAAGTGTCGTCATAATCTGTGTGAGTGTGTCCGCCTACGCAAAATTCAACCCAACCACCACAGTCAGCATATTCACCTTCCCTTGCGTTGTAACTGTCAAACATATCAAGGATTATTGTTGCACCACTATTTAGATTTCCAACTTGGTTGTTGCCGTAATCATACTCATACCAAATATGTGCCACCGCTACTATGTGCCAGCCATTCGGTGTATCTAACAAGGCTTGTTTTATAAAATCTTGTTGTGCAGTGCTTACTCCCTTATAGGCAGTATCAAGGAATATATACCTTGTTTTTTCAGATGAATTATCAATGTAATAATACAATCCACTGTCCTCACGAACAACGTCGGGAGTTTCCTCTGATGCGAGCAGATAACCATATACACACTGCTCGGACAAAAGGTTGTTTGTTGTTTGTCCGTCATCGTGATTTCCAACTACGCTATGATGATTTGGTAGGTCTTTAAGTTGACTACGCCACTCCCAAAGATATGACATCATATCATCATTTTCGGCTTCAACAATATCACCACCATAAAAAGTTTTTGTCATACCTGTGTTTTGGTGCAAATATTTCAATAGGGTAGGTGACATTTTTGACCCTTTTGTCCAATGTGCATCTGAATAAAACAAAAATGCAGATTTATTACTTCCTGCTTCACAGAGTTTTTCATTTATTGCTTGCGCTCCGTTTTTAAGGGGTGATTTCCAATATTCAGGTATACCTATATTTCCGTCTATTTTATCTTGCAACTCTGCTACGGTCTCTTGGAGTTGATTTATTTTTGTCTTAACTCGTTGCACCATATCACCGTTAGGCTCTATGATTATCAATACTCGGTTTTCGTCAATTCGGTTTATGACTTGGTATCCCATACTGTTGCTTGACGGAACGGCACAGCCATTATCATCAGGCATAAGCATTAAGCCATAGTGAGTTTAGCAATCTTCTGTGCGTTCTCAACCTTGGCATCAAATTCAAGCCAAGCGTTAATGCCGATTGCGTGCTGGGTAGCAAACTTCTCACGGAGAACGAGCATCTCAAGTGCATCATCTCTCTGCTTCAGTGCGAGACCGCTAAAGTCACCGAAGTAAATAACATCCTTCTTGGTTGCAATTTCAGGCATATTGTCGGATACTTCAACAGGATAGCCGAGGATATAACCGTCAAACTCACCGCTCATATCGTCACGGAAGATAAATCTGTCCTCACCGTCCTTGAGAAGTTCAATGGCAGTCAGGGTATCGTTAGACATAATCCACTTTGCACCCTTGCGGAACTGCTTCTTAACCTTATTCTTAAGTTTGATGAGTTCCTCGGCAGTGATAACGGTGGCAGAACCAGCAGTTACACCGAGAGTTACACCACGGAGACCAGCAACCTTGCCATCGGTACCGATAAGGCACTCGTGCTCCATAAAGCGAGCAACTGCCTGTGACATAATCTCAATAACCTTGTTCTCAAGGTCAATGTCGGTGTTGGCAATAAGGCTCTTTGAAATCTTGCAAAGAGCACCAGCAAGGAAGTTGCCGAGGTCAATGGAAGTGAAGTTGCCAGCCTTACCTTCAAGTTCAACAAATTCATCGTGATATGCCATTGCGATGCCATCGTCACCCTCGTTATAAACAGGGATAGACAATGCACCCTTGGTGTTGTACTTGGTGGCATCGGTAAGGATAGAACACATATCGTATGCCGTCTTCATTACTTACTTTGCGATGGTCTTGGGAATGATAGCACCGTTAGCACCGCTGGTAAGGTTACCCTCTGCTCTGCTCTCAAGAGCACCTCTTACGAAATTCACAAACTGTTTGCTCTCACGGATTTCTACTTCGCTTCTTGTTTCTTTAGTATTCATATTTTTGTCCTCTCTTTCTATTGTTTCATCAATTTTTTTAATTTCGTTTTCACATTTTGTGAAGTCATTTTCTTC